TAGGTACTGGAGCATCTGTATATCATAAACGAGTTACTGCAATGCCAGGATATTGTACAACAACTAACTCTGCTTCTGGTACAATTCAAGCAATAGTTACTTCAGGTGATGCTTTACCAGTAAATAGTGTGGTTGGTTCTTATGGTGTAACTATAGATAATCAATAATTAATCTTATTTTTAATATTAAATTAATATTAATTATTATATAATATGCTATTAAAGGTCTATTATGAATATAAATTTAACTTTAGAAGAAATGAAAGAAAAATATTATAAAAAATCTGGTAAAGCTCATATAGAAGATTATTTATCTATATGGTATTCTGAAAATGTAGGTTTTTTCTCATACCAAATAATAGAAACAGAAGAAGGTAATATTCTTATGGTACCTGATGCTTTTGGTAATGGTATAGAATTATATAAAGAAGCTGAATTATTAGCTAGAGAAAATAAATGCATTAAATTATTAGGTGGAACAACTAGAGCACCTAAATTATATACAGAAAAATATGGTTTTAAAATAGTAGGATATATATTAGAAAAGGAGTTATCATGGGAATAGAAGCTGCTATAATAGGTTCAGCTATAGTAGGTGCTGGAGCATCTGCAGTATCAGCAAATAAACAAAGTAAAGCTGCTGAAAGTGCAGCAGATAAAGCTGCTGCAGCTAATGATGCAGCTTTACAATTTCAAATAGAACAATATAATGATTGGAAAAATATATTTGGAGATGTACAAGAAACATTATCTGGGTATTATAATACTTTAAGTCCTAGTACTTATGCAGCTATGAATATACAAAATATAGAAACTGAGTATAATCAAGCTAATCAACAAATGTTACAACAATTATCTCAAAGAGGTTTGGCTAATAGTGGAGCAGCTGCTCAAGGTATAGTTGATTTACAAAACTCTAGAGCATTAGCTGAAGCACAAGCTAGAACAAATGCAACTGATGTTGTTAAAAATCAACAAACACAATTCTTAGGATTAGGAATGGGACAAGATGTTCAATTAGCTAATAATATTTCTAGTTTATACGGTAATCAAGCTAATATGTATAATCAACAATCTAATATGTATGCAAATAATGCAGCTCAATCATATGCTGGAATTGGCCAATCTATTGGACAAGGAATAAGTAGTTATTATCAATATAATGCACTTCAAAATAATGGTGGAAGTAGCTGGTTAACAAATAATCCATCAGTAGCCTCAGGTGCTATAAAATATTAGGAGATAAAATGGCTGGAGAATATGGAATAGGACAAGGTTTAGTTCAAGGTATGCAACTTGCTACTCAAGGTATGTTAAAAGCTGAAGATATAAAAAATAATAGATTACAAATGCAAATGAAAGCACAAGAATATACTCAGAGAATGCAAATGAATCAACAAGCTATGCAAATGAATCAACAATCTATGCAATATAAAGAATTACAATTTCAACAATTACAATCTGAGCTTCAACAAGTTAAAATGGAACAAGCTAAAAAAGATGCTTGGACATATTTAGCTGGTTTTGAACAAACAAAAGATGCAAATGTTTTAAATATGGCTAAACAAAATCAATTTTTAGCTAAGTTACTAAATGATAGAGGTATTGTATCATTTTCTAATATATCTGACTTATCAGATGAAAAACTAAAATCTTTAGGTATAGATAAAACTAAAGACTTAGATATGAATATAGCTAGACCTGTAGTAATTAACAAAGCAGATGGTTCTTCACAAGTTGTAGATTTAATGAAATCTTTATATTTAACTACTGGTTATCTTCCTATGTTAGGTAAGCAAAAATTAGATGAGATAACTATTGCACAAGCGGCTAGACAAGAAAAAGAATCTTCTCAAATAGGAGAATTTAAACAACAAGCAATTTCTGAATTACAAACTAAAGTAGATAGTGGAGAAATAAGTGCAGCTGATGCTTGGTTATTATTAAATGGTAAATCTACTACTAAAGAATCAGTTAAACCTTCAGAAATTAAAGCACAATTAGAATTAAATAAAATGGTAGAATCGGATTCTATATTAGATGCTTATAATAAAAACCCTGATGAAATAATTTCTATTATTAAAAATTCTAAAAAGAGTGATAAAGTAAAATTTGGAGATAAAGAGTTATCTACTTATGAAATAGCTGGTAAAATTGAAGACTCTACTATTGAAAGATATGGTAAATTAGATACATCTTATATGAATGAATTAAGAGGTAAAAAAGCTGTATTAGAAGGTTCTAATAGAATTTTAGAAAAATTAGATAAAATTAAAGATTGGAATATAGGTACTAAAGTATCAGTAAATATTGAAAATGTAGTTGGTGATTTTATAAGTTCATTAACTGATGATGTTAAAACAAATACTAAATCTGGTACTCAAGCTATTAAGCAATTAGATGAGGTTAAGAAAGATTTACCTGAAGAATCTAGACAATATATAGAAGCTTACGTATTCCCTATTATAGCCGATTATATTAAAGCTATGTCTGGTGCAGCTGTATCAGAGAAAGAAAGAACTGCTTATATGACTAGTATGACTGCAGGTTGGATGTCTGATAAATCAGCATTTACTAAATCTTTAACTGGATTTAGTGATAGTATTAATGATAACTATTCTGGAATGCTAGATACAATAGCTCAAAGAAGACCACAAACATATTTAGATATGAAAGTTGATATGCCAGAAAAACCTAAACCTTTAGTTGTAGGTGGTAAAGAATATAAAGTTGGAGATATTGTAACTCTTAAAAATGGAACTAAAGTTAAAATAGTTGATTCAACTGGTAAAGTAGAAGAGGTTAAATAATGAAAACTGATATTAAAACTCTACAAGATACATTTAAAATTAGTTATGATGCTTATAAAGATTCTATAGATGAAGCATTAGAAATATTAGATAATTATCATAATAGACAATATAATCAAGAGCAATTAAATGAATTACAAAGAAGAGGTCAACCTGCTGAAACCTTTAATGTTATAAAATTATTTACTAGAATGTTAATTGGATATTATTCAACTATAGTTAATAATATAAAGGTTAAGCCAAAGAAAATGTTTTCTATTTATACAGCTGCAGTGTTACAAGATTCAGCTGACTATGTATTTAGAACTAATAACTTTGATTCAGAAGGCGATAAAATAAAATTAGATTGTATTTTAACAGGTTTAATGTGTTCATATGTTGATGTTGTAGAAACTGGAGAAACAGATGAATTTGGTAGACCTTTGTATGATATTAAAATAAATCATATTCCTTCATTAGAGATATTACTAGACCCTATGAGTAGATTAGATGATTATTCAGATTTTAGATGGATACATAGATATAAATGGGTTGATAAATCTACTTGTATTAAATTATATGGTAAAGAAAAAGTTAATAAATTAGAGGCTTACTATAATAATACTGATATAAAATCTGCTGACTTTGTATATCAGTATAATAATGAGTTTAGAGGTAAGTATAAAGTATACGATAATTATTTAGTTATACATACTATTATTATAGATGATGAAGGTAGAACTTGGTCTATTCATTGGTCTGGAGATACAGAATTAAGTAGAAAAGAAATTACATATAAAGAAGTTAAAAATCCTTATAGAGTACAAAAGTTAAATTCATCTAATAAAACAGAATTTTATGGTTTATATAGAGAAATTTTAGAGTCACAAAAAGCAATTAACCAAGCTTTATTAAAAATACAAATTGCAGTAAATACTAATAGAGTATTTTATGAAGAAGGTGCAGTAGATGATATTGATGAATTTAAAGATGCCTTATATAGAGTAAATTCTGTTATACCTGTTTTAGATTTAAATGGTATTAAAGTAGACCAATTAACTAGAGAAATAGTTGACCAATATACTATTATAGATAAAGCTTTAGATAGAATACAAAGAGTATTATCTATTAATGATTCATTTTTAGGTATGGCTTATGCTTCTGATTCTGGTAAGAAAGTACAATTACAACAAAATGCTTCTGCTGTAGCTCAAAGATATGCTACATCTAAAATAGAAAAATTTTATAGATTATTAGGTATAGATATTTGTAATTTAATTAAACAATATTACACAGCTCATGATATTATTAGAGTATCAGATGAATACCAAGGTGATAGATGGGTAGAACTTAATGCGCCATTACAAATACCAACAGGTAGAATATTACCAGATGGTACACCTGAAACGAGGTTAGTATTTGAAGAAGTTTTAGACCCAGCAACTAATGAACCTATGATTAATAATAAAGGTGAATTAATAATGGCACCAATACCTACTGCTGAGTCTGATATATCATTTACAAGAGCTGATATTGAAATAGATACAGTAGCTTATAGTGATAATGAAGAAAAAGACCAAGCTATGTTAGATAGTTTTTTAAATGGACCCTTAGGTCAAATGTTATCTCAAACTAATCCTGCTGGATACTTTAAAGCTGGAAGTTTAGCAGTTAAAAATGTTAAAAGTAAGTATAGTTTAGAATTATCAGCTATACTTAATCAAACAGCACAAATGTTATCTCCAGAACAACAACAAATGATGCAAAATGGACAATTACAAGGTCAAATGCCTATGGGACAATCTGTAAATCAGCTACAAGGTAGACCATCACAAGGAAATGCTTAATGAATATTTTTGATTTAGAAAATGATATAGTTCAAGAACCAAGTGTTAAAGCTAATATAGAACCAAGTGTTAAAGCTAATATAGAACCTATTACTAGTGACTCAAACAGTTCTAATGCTGCTAATTTAAATATTTTTGACTTAGAGAATGAAATAGTTACAAATGAAGTATCTAGTCCATCTCCTGAAGATATAGATACTTTAAACAAAAAGAATGCTGCTATGCAAGCTGCTAGAGCTTTACCTAAAGAAACTAATGAAGAAAGAGCTATTAGAGACCAAGCTATTAGAGATGCTTCTAGAATAGGTAAGAATATAGTATATTTATCTGGTGGTAATACTATTATAGAAGCAGCAAAAGGTGCTGCAGCTTCTATTTTAGGAGCTAATCAATTAA